GACTACGAGGCCGGTCTGCGGCTGCCGCTCGAGCAGATCGAACGGGTCGATCACGCGCCGCCACGCGTCGGCGGGCTGGTGAACGGCCACGTCGTCGTGCGCACGGTCGACGGCGGCCTGCACGAGATGCACTACCGCGGCGAGCAGAGCGGTTTCGCGCACCTGACCGAGCTGTTGGTCGCGGCGGTCAACGCCTAGAGCAACACGACGTTGAACGTGCAGCCGGCCGCCAGGCCCGTGGGGTGGTAGATGCGGATCTTGTCGTTCGCCTCGGGGACCGCGTAGATGTTCCCTGCGGCCATCGCGGTCGCCGCTGCCGCCGACCGCGGCGTGAGCAGCGCGACGTCCGTGGTGGACACGTTCGTCACGCTCACGACCGTGCTCGTCGCCGCCGTGTTGAGTGTCGTGATGAACGTCTGCTTCGGCAGGTGGACGACGCCCGACGTCTCGCGGGCCTCCATCGCGACGTTCGCGGCGCTGCGCCACTGGTACGCCCGCGGCGATGTGGTCGCGTACGTCCAGTAAAAGTCCGCCGTCTCACCCTTGAGCGTGACCTTCCGAAGCTTCGTGACCTCGGTGTCGTAGTCGCGGGTGCGGGTGGCGGTGCCGAACGTCTGGTACTCCTCGGAGTGTGACGGCGTGCCGGTGCCGGCCCACTCGGCGCGCACGCTCATGTTGTCGAGCAGCACGGCCGCGGTGGAACGGTCCGTGATCCGCACGAGTTCGGCCGTGTAGGCACCGGACCAGCAGTCCCGGATGCGAGAGTGCTGGTCTCCGTCGAGCAGGACCGCCCGATAGTTGGCGGACCGCGTGATGGTGGCGCCGTTACGCCCCGTGCGGGACGTGGGACCGATGTAGAGGTCGACGACGTCGAGCTTGTTGCCGATAGCGGACACGTCGAGGTACTGCCTGCCGCTGACCCAGGTGCGCTCGGTGTCCCACTCGGTCGTGGTCTCCCATGCGGTCGTCCACGACGCACCGACGCCAGGCTCGTTGGATGAGTCGGCCGTGTGGATCGTGAGCGCCTTGTAGACCGTGCCGCCGTGCTTGACGAGCTCGGCGCCGTCGAAGCGGATCAGGTAGTTCGGCGCGTCCTCCGTGCGTCCGCCGTGGATGACGTTGCCGTTGCAGCCCTCGCCGAACCAGTAGTGCACGTTGTCGGCGCGGTAGGCGGCCACGTTGCGGAACGTGTTGCCCTTGGCGTGGTGCGCCTTGACCGAGACGGTGCAGTCGTTGAACGTCACCCGGTCGAAGTCGTTGTCGCCCGGGTTGGCGACGAGTGTGTTGGGGTCGGTGCGCTTCTTGCTGGTGTCGAGGTTGAGACCGATGTTCAGGTCGCGGAACCAGCAGTTCTCGATGCGGTTGTTCCAGCCGCGCAGGTCGAGGCCGATGGCCCCGTTCTCGAACGCGACGTTGCGGAACCGCCACTCTGTGAGCGTGTGCTCGAGACGGTTCTTCGTCGCGTCCGTGACCACTCCGGGGCCGACCAGAGTCTCTGCGCCGGTGGCGCCCGTGATCCGCAGGTCGCGGATCCCGCCAGCCCACACGGTGTAGTACGCGGTCTCGAAGCGCGTCTCGTAGCGGATCCCGGTGGTGACCAGGATGCGAGTCCGACCCTCGCCCGCGCCGCGCAACTCGACCATGTCGGGATGGCGCAGCAGCCCGACCTTCCACGTCCCCGGGGGGAAGTAGACCGTGCCGCCGTTCGGCTCCGGGATGGTGATCGGCGCGTCAGTGGCGCTGGTGACAGCAGATCCCACGATGAGCGAGTCGATCGCCGCCTGGATCGCCACAGTGTCGTCGGCCGCACCGTCGCCCACCGCGCCGAAGTCCTTCACGTTGACGACGAGTTCGCCCTTGCCGACGGCTCGCACTCCGCCGTCGGGGCGGATCGGGGAGACCTTGGCCTCGACTGCCGCGCCTGTGTCAGTGGTGACGTTTGCGACAAGGGCGGCGATCGTCTCATCCGCCGGAGCGCCGACGAGGTTCGCCGCCTCCTCAGCCGCGGCCTGCGCCGCCTGAGCGGCCGCCTGAGCCGCAGCCGCGTCGGCGCCAATCTCCTCCATGCGCAGGGCGATGCCCTCGGTCGTCTCGAGCGGGATCTCGATCGCGCCGTCCCACCAGGACACGGGCATGTCGGTCTCGTCCACCCAGAACGACGGGACGAATCCCTCGCCAGTGATGTTCAGCGTCGAGCCGGGGATGATGAGCGTGCCCGCCTGGTCCTCGGTGATGACGGGCGTCACGGCAGGGTTGCCGCGCGCGATGATGGTGCCCGCCTGATCTCTCACGCCGAGGATGGGCAGCCCGGTCTCGCGGTCGACGGCGAGCTTCGCCACGTACAGAATGCGTGCCACGTCAGGCCCCTGTCAGGTCGGTGTCGTCAATCGTGTGGGTGGTCAGACGTAGTAGGAGGCGTCGACCACGATCGTGTCGTCGGGGCCGTCAGGCCCCAGGGTCACGCCGGGGGTGGACGCCTCGAGGATCACCGCGCCGCCCGTGGTGATGCGCACCACGGCGTTGTAGTGGGTGCCGCCCGTGCCGCGCACGAACGCTGCCGCCACGACCTCGGTCGGGGGCGCGTCCTCACTGTGGAGCGTCACCACGATCTCGTACGGGCTCAGGCTGCCCGTGGTGCCGTTGAACGTCAGGTTGGCGGTGCGGGCCGCGACCATGTGCACCCAGCGGCGGTCGCCGTCGCGCTCGAGCCGGCAGGATGCCTGCCGCGACCAGCCGGACCCGAACGACGCAGAGGCGGACGCGCCCGTCAGCAGCTCGCGCCCGCCCAGGACGCGCGCCTTCCACTCCAGCGCGCCCGCGGTCGTCACCTGCCGCGACCACACCGTGTCGCCGATGCGGACCTCGGTGCCAGGGTCGGCCAGGTACTGCAGCGCGTCCTCGGACTGCGCCACCAGCCCGCCACCCTGGCCGGACCAGCAGCGCAGGTCGACGATGTCCGAGGACGAGATGGTGGCCGAGCCCGCACGCACCCGCACGAGCGCGATCGGCTGGTCCGACGTCGTCACACCCCGGTCGGTGGTGCGGGTCGCCGCGATCGCCTGCGACGTGCCACCCGCCAGCGCCATCAGGACCGCGGTGCCGGTCGGTGTCGAGGCGGGCTGCCACGTGCGGCGGATCACGATCGTGTCCCACCGGTCCGACCCGGACGCCGGGTCGAGGTTCAGCACCGCGCCCGTGTTCCAGATGGACAGGACGCCGTCGCCCCACGCCTGGCCGGCCGCGATCGTCACCGCACGGTCGCCGGTGCCGCCCGCCGTCACTCGCAGGGCGCCCGCCGTGACCATCGAGTACATCGCGCCCTTGCCGAGCACCAGCGGCGTCTCGGCAGAGGTCACCTCACCCAGGAAGCCGATGTTGTCGTCAGCCGTCGCAGCCATGCTTGCCGCCTCTCTAGCGCTTCTCTAGGGTTCCGACGGCGCGGCTCAGCGCCCGCACGTACTTGATGAGTCGGGTGTCGGTCACGTCGGACCAGTCGCCGACCTTGGGTGTGATCGACACACCACCGCTCGGCGTCCACGAGTACTCGATCGACCGAATGTGGTCCTCGATCACCGGCCCCTGCGCGAGCCGCACCTTCACCTCGGAGCCGAGGAAGTACGCCACGCCGAGCCGGAACCAGCCCGTCTCCGCGAGCACCGCCTTGAGCGACGCCTTGGGCGCGCCCTCGTCCAGCGCCTCGTCCATGAGCTCGGTCAGCTCGTCCTCGAACTCCTGCGCCGTGCCGTCCTGCGACACGCCGCGGGCGTCGATGAAGGCGGGCAGGACGACCCCGTGCGCGGACTCGCGGGCGGCGTCGATCTTCTGCCGGAACACCCGCGCTGTGCCCTCGCCGCCAGCGCCGATCACGACCCGGGTGACGGTCGGGGCCGACGTGTCGTACTCGCCGTCCACGACGACGCCCGACTCTTGCGTGAGCGTCTGCACCACCGACGACGGGGTGAACACCTCGAGCGTCCGGCCCGAACCGACCTGCCGCACCCGCACACCGATGCCGTACTTGGTCAAGTTCGGCATGACGTCCGGGATGGTGTGGAACCGGGCGCGCTTGCGCAGCGTCATCCCGAGGCCCGTCGAGGCGGGGATGGTCAGCGTCGTACCCTGCCGGGTGACGTTCGGCGCGAGCAGGTTCTTCAGCACCGTCTCGGCCGGGCCCGACTGCACGTAGTACGCGCCCGCCGCGCCCTGCTGGCTGATGGTGCCGCTCGGGTTCGGCCAGAGCTGCACCTCGTCGGTCAGCACCGTGAAGTCGTCCACGACCTGGAAGCGGCGCCACGGGGCCCACCGCGAGCCGCCGCCGGCCACCTCCTCGATCCGCCCGGAGATGACGTGCACCGGGGTCGTGGTGTCGTCGGGGCGGTAGGTGATAACCACCCGGGCACCCTCCGCCACGAGGTCGGGCACGCGGGCATGGTCAGCCGGCACGGTGAAGACGCAGGAGCCAGGACCGTTGTGCACCATCTCGCCGGACAGCGACGACGGCGCACCGAGCGGACCCTTGCGGACGTAGGACTTGGTGTAGACCGTGACGTCGAACGGCAGCGACTTTGACACAGACTCGCCCCCGATCGTCTATGCACTCGTGTATGCATGCCGTAGACTTGAGCCCATGCCGAAGAAGCCCATGAAGAACCGGATGATCCGCGTCCCTGATGAACTCTGGGAAGCGGCCCTAGCCCGAGCCGACGAGCGCGGTGAGTCTCTGAGTGAGGCGATCCGCGCGTTCCTGAGGAGGTACGTGCGATGAAGGTCGGAGACCGCGTGATCGTCAGCAAAGGGCCCGACAAGTGGCGTCGAGGCCGGATCGCCTGGATCAACGAGGATGTCGTCGGCGTCGCCACCGACGAGCGCCGCGACGGGTCCTGGGTACTGCCGCTCTCGTGGCTCGTGCCTGAGGAGGTCGACGAGTGAGCAGCACGATTGAGGAGCGGTTCTGGGCCAAGGTGCAGCCCACCGGGTTCTGTTGGGAGTGGACTGCGGGCCTGAACGAGCGCGGCTACGGCCAGTTCCGGATAGGTCCCGTGAAGCGCAAAGCGCACCGCGTCGCCTACGAACTTCTCGTCAGCTCGATCCCTGACGGTCTCGAACTGGACCACCTGTGCCGCGTCCGGTCCTGCGTCAACCCCGACCACCTGGAGCCCGTCACACGGGCCGAGAACAACCGGCGCTCGTTCGCCACGATCCAGGCGGCTGCCGCTATTCGCGCTCGCACCCATTGCGTGAACGGGCATCCCTTCGATGCCGCGAACACGGCCATCACGAAGGCGGGGCATCGGCGATGCCGGGCGTGTGAGCGCAAGCCGTCTGCGCGTCCTCATAGCGCGGATCGCACGCACTGCCCGAAAGGTCATCCGTACGACGAGGCCAACACGTACCACTCAAGCGGACGCCGACACTGTCGCACGTGCCGCCGCGAGGAAGTGCGTGCTCGTCGTGCTCGCCGCAAGGCGCTCGCTACAGTGCTCGGCGGTAACGAGGGATGAACGATGCCTGCACGCTTCCAGCCCCGACAAGGGTGATGCCCACATCCACGGTCTCTCCGGCCGGGACTGGCCTCGGATCCCATGGGTCGACGTCGCCCGTCCGGTCGACGCCGTTGAGCGTCGCGACCGGCTCGGTCGGGTCCGTCGAGATGCGCAACGTCTGCCCGGCCGGCACCGCGCCGAACGCTAGCTCGCCACCCGCCGCGGTGATCTCGACCGAGGTGACCGGGCCGACGACCTCCCACGTGAGCCACGCGTCGACGTCGCCGGGGTTGGTCAGCGCCGCCGAGCCGATCGTCGACGCCGCCGACACGTAGTACGACGGGGCAGCGTCGGACGGTCCGGTGAAGTTCTCCGCCGTTGCCAACGCCCAGCGCGGCGAGAGTACGGGCGGGCCCTGCCAGTGTGGCTGCTCGGCGAGCAGGTCCACGCTGTAGACCGCCCAGCCCGCCTTGTGCGGGTCTCGCGTGTAGGTGTGCTCCGCAGACGAGCGCAGGCGACACACCAGCGTCCGTACCCGACCCTCAGGATCGGTGATCGTCCACAGGCCAGGGCGGTCTGGGTCGAGCGTGCGCCAGAACGCGACGTCCCGCTCGCGCCACTGCCGTGACGTGTCGCCGAAGACGCCGATCGTCCAGGACGGCTGCCGGGTGCGGGTGCGGGTGCCGCGGTAGCGCGCGCCGTCCGCCGAGGCGTACTCGTCGAGGTACTGGTCCAGCTCTGGCAGATGCATCCCGCCGACGCCGTCGAGCAGCATGAGCACGCCAGCCGACCCGTCGGTCAGGTCGAACGACGTGCCGTCCCAGCCGGTCCAGGTGTGGCGAAGACCCTCCCACACGGGCAGCGGCGGGCCGGGGATCTGGATGCCGGACGCGTACACCACGTAGACGCTCACCGGCGCACCTCCAGACGAGCCTGGATGAGCGCCCGCCGACGCAGGCCCTCGAGTTCGCGGACGGCTGTCTGCTCGTCGCGCACCACCATCTGGCCCACGAGCGGGGCGCCCACGGCTGCTGCCATCGCTCCGACCTCGTCGTCAGCGCCCAGGCCGACATGGAGGCTCGGCGCCACACCCGACTCAATCGCCGCGGTGACGCCCGACATGGTCCGGCTCAGGCTCGGCACTTCGCCCTCGATGCCGCCCGTGAGGCCAAGCATCGTGTTGGTGCCGATCTCCGCGAACAGCCGCGACGGCGAGTGGATGCCGAGGAAGTCCTTCACGCCCGCAACAGCGTCCTGCACGGGCTCGAGCACCGCGTCGACCAGCCCTGAGGCGGCCTCGGAGATGCCGCTCTTGAGGCCTTCCATCAACTGCCGGCCGACGTCGATCAAGTCGATGTTGCCGAGTTCGGCGATGATGTCGCCGCCCAGGGACGCCAGTGCGCTCAGGATCTCCGGGAGGGCCTGGCCGATGCCCGTCACCAGGGCCAAGAAGACCTGCACCGCGGCCACGACCAGCTGCGGGATCATGCCGACGAGGGTCGAGATCAGCACCGGCAGCACGTCGATGAGCGCCGCGATGATCTGCGGCAGCGCCTTGAGGATGCCCGTGACCAGGGACAGGAACAGCTCGATCGCCGTCGTCACCAACTGCGGGATCATGCCGAGGATCGTGGTGAGCAGGTTCGGTAGCACCGTCCCGATCAGCACCGTGAGGATCTTGGGCAGCACCTCGAGCACCGCCTGGACCAGCATCAGGAACAGGTCGACGCCCGCCGAGAGCAGCTGCGGCAGCATGGTCAGGATCGTCGTCACGAGGACCGGCAGCAGGCCGAGGACGGTCGAGATGAGCGTGGGCAGGATCGTCACCAGGGCCTGAATCAGCGACGAGAACAGCGTTATCGCCGCCTGCAGCAGCATCGGCAGGAGCGTGGTGAGCGTCGTCGCGAGCTGCGGCAGGAGCGTCGCCAGCAGGGTCGCCAACTGCGGCACGAGCGTCGTGACCACCGTGATCAGCGACGGGATCAGCGTCCCGGTGATCCATGTGACGAGCTGCGGCAGGATCGTCATCGCCGCGTTGAGGATCACAGGGAAGACCGTCAGTGCCGCGTCGAACAGCGCCTGCCGGCCCGCGAGGATGCCGTTCAGGATCGTCTCAACGCCGCCCGTCGTCAGCCAGGCCAGGAGCTTCTGGAAGCCTGCCTGCGCGGCCGTCACCAGCCCGTCCCAGCCACCACCCGCCCGCTCGATCGCGGCGTAGATGCCGTCGGCGAAGCCCTTGAAGCCCTCGGCCGCGTTCGTCAGGAACGGCAGGATCTTGCCCGTGCCGACCTGCGCGATGCCCTCGAGCGCCGGCAGCAGTGCCGAGCCGACGATCGCGGACACGTTCGCCATGCCCGCGCCCCAGATGCGAGTCTGGTTCGCCAGGCTGCCCGAGGTGTTCGCGAAGTCGCCTGCAGTCTTGGCCGTCGACTGCATGAGCAGGCCGTAGCGCGCCTGCACCTTCTGCGCCTCGGTCATCGAGCCGGCGGACGTCGCGATGCCCTGCGCGAGCGCATAGTTCTCGACGGCCGCCGCAGACAGGTCGATGCCGTACTGCCGCAGCGGCTCAGTCTCGCCTGCGAGGCCCGACTGGAACAGTTCGGCCGCCTCGGCCACGTCGAGGTTCATCACCGAGGCGAAGTCGCTCGCGCGCGTCGTCAGGTCGTCCAGCGTCCCGACGACGTCGCCGCCCTTGCCCGCGACCGTCTCGGCGAAGCTCGAGAACCGCACGGCCAACGAGTTGAACTCGACGTTCGACAGGCCGAGCGCCGTCGATGACGCCTCGCCGAGCTCCTGCACACCCGCAGCGGCCTTGCCGTACACGACGTTGACGGCGTTGATCGACTCGCCCAGGTCTGTCGCCTCGGACACCGCGCCCTTGAGCCAGCCGCCCAGCGCGACCGCGCCACCGACGACGGCCAGCGGGGCGAAGATCTTCGCCGCCATGCCGCCCACGGCCGCGGCCATGCCGGTGCCCATGCCCTTGCCGACGCCGGTGCCCACGCCGCGGCCGTCGAGGGCGTTCGCGATGCCCTTCGCGCCGCCCTTGAAGCTCGGGATGACGGACAGGTACGCGGTGCCGACCTCGGCCATGGAGCCTCCCTCGGCGCGTGTATCAGGCGGGACGTCGGTACGCTCTTTTGCTTGTAGCGGGCAACCGCGCCCGCGCCTTCACCCAGACGCAGGAGTCGCCATGTCCGCGCAGCCCGACGCCACCTACCGGTCCCGGATCACAGGGAAGAACGCCGTCCTACGGCTCTACCCGGATCGGATCGAGTGGGAGATGGAATCCAAGGTCTCCGGCGGCAAGGTGCTGCTCGGCGCGATGACCGCCGGCCTGTCGCTCGCCGCGACCGGCGTCAAGACGCGCAAGGGCGCCGGCGTCGAGATGATCCCCATGCGGCAGATCACGTCCGTCGTCACCAAGCGGGACAGCATGCTCAACGACGTCGTGTCGATCGTCGCCGCGGGGAACACCATTGACGTGCGCGTGCCCAAGAGCGAGGCCGAGGAGATCCGGGCCTACGTGCTGGCGCGCCTGTCCTAGATGGCGTGCCCGCGAGCACGCAGCGCGGCCCGCACCTGGTCCTGCGACACGGTCGGGCGCATCCGGGCCTTGCGCTTGGCGTCCCACGGGCGCGGGTACGGCTTGACCGACCCCTGCCGCTTCTTCGGCGTGTGCGCCCGCACGGTCAGGTCGTAGGTGTCCGCCGCAATCAGCGCCTCGCGCGTCATCGGGTGCTCCCACCCGGCCAGCGCGGCCGCCACGTGCGACGACGGGTCAATCGAGAGTTGCTGGGTGAGCCGGTACGCCTCACCCCAGGTCATGCCCCCCGGGACATCGAGCGGGAGCCCGAACCGCGTCCGCCAGTCGTACTCGAACGCGGCCCGGTGCTCGTCGATCGCCCCCGCGAGGGCCGCTATTCCCCCAGGCTCGCGCCGCCGCTGACGGAGTGGAACCAGTCGAGGATGATCTGCGTGCCCTTGTCGGCCGGCAGCGCGTCGATCGCTTCCAGCGTGGGCTCGTCAGCGACACCCTCGAGCACGGTGAAGATCAGGTCGATGTTCGCCGCCTGGTCGCCGCGGCGCGCCTTGCGCACCATGCCGATGGTCAGGAGGTGACTGGCGCCAGCGGGCGACGGCAGCGTGTACGTCTTGCCGTCGGCGCCGGTGAACTGGAACCCGTCCGTCGCCTTGGGCTTGTGGTCCTGCGGGGTCTTGCGTGCCTGAGCAGGCATGGCGATGCCCTTTCGTCTGCGCGGATGGTGTTGCGCGGATAGGTGGAACACCCCCGGCCGCGTCCGCGCAGAGCACGGCCGGGGGTGGTCTGTTACGGCGCGACGATGAGCGAGCTGTACCACTTCTTGACCGAGCCCGGGTTGCCGTCGGCGTCCAGGATGGTCGAGGAGGGGTACGCGCGGATCGTGACGTCGTAGCCGATGGGCTCGCCGTTGGCGTAGACCTGGTCGCCGACCTCGACGACCTCGCCCTCGGGGATGTAGGCGCGCACGTACTCGTCGCCGTCGATGATGTCGAGGACGAACTTCTTGCGGCCTCCGGTGCTGGCCGGGACGATCACGAGCGAGCCTGTGGCGTTGTCGACCGTGCCGCCGTAGTACAGTTCGACGGTCTCCTTCTTCGTCTCGACGAGGACCGTCTGGTAGGTGACCGACGCCTCGGTGACGACCTCGCGGAGCACGTCACCGTTCTGCCAGCCTCTGATGGTGTTCGTCGACCGGTCGCGCGTCTCGGTGACGCCGTCCTCGCCGGCGTACCCGAGGTCGGCCCAGCCGGTGCCGAGGGCCGAGGTGCCGTTGGTCGGGGCTGCGGCTGCCGCGGTGCCGACGCTGATGACGCCCGTCACGGCCACGCGCACGTTGCTTGAATCCAAGGCCATGACCGGCCCCTTCCTCTCGATGTTTTCATGGACACCCGGCGTGCGCGCGCCAGGAACTCAGAGCGTGGTGCCGCGCACCACGAGTTCTGCGGTGAAGTACCGCTCGGGGGTGCCGGAGTCGTCCGGCACCGGGAAGCCGCGGGTCAGGCTCTCCACCGCGACGACGGTCTCGCCGCGGGTCGCCTCCGGGATGCCACCGACCAGCGCCACGACGAGCGCCGTCAGGTCGCTGCATTCCGCCTTGGACTGCGCGAGGACGCGGAAGCCGACGCGCGCGGTCGCCCGCACGTCACCTAGGCGGGGCCCGCCGTCATCGCGCACGATGACCTGCCGCGCCGGCGGCGTCTGCGGTTCCGAACTGTTCGGGTCTGCCGCCCACTGCTCGTTGCTCACCCGCACGCCTGCGGCGTAGGGCTCCGGGCGCGCGGCGAGGGCTCCCGACAGGTAGCCGATCAGGTATGCCTCGACGTCGGGCCACACGACGGCCGGCACGTCAGCCGCCCACCGATCCGAGCGCGCGGGCCAGGTTGCCGGTGCGGCTCTCGACCACGAGGGCGTGCGGCGCGCGGGCGACCACTCGCTCGACGGCGCGGTCTGTCGTGACCGACTCGACCGTGATGGAGTCGCGGTACTCGCCCGACTCGACCGGGGCCGACGCGCGCGCCGCGGCCGCGACCTGCTCGACGATCGGACGCAGCGCCGCCCGGGTCTTGGCGGTGCTCAGCACCTGGTCGACACCGCTGGAGTTCAGCTTGACCTTCGTGCGCGCCATCAGCCCTCCACCCTTGAGAGCTCGACCACAAGACCGCCGACCTGAGAGCCGAACGGGTCTCGCCAGTCGGCCGGGTCGCCCTGGACCGTGAACCAGTCGCCGCGGATGAGCAGCAGGTCGTCGGCGCGCACGTCGGGCCGCTCGGTGAAGTACGCCTTGGGAGTCGTCACGACCTGCGTGCGACCCACCTCAACCGGCTCACGAGAGCCGCCCGGGTCGAACGCCGCGCCCTGCTCGAGCACGACGTCCGTGGTCGTGTAGACCGGGTTGCCGTAGCGGTCCGTGCCGGACTGCGTGCGGCGGCGGCGGGTGACCTGCTCGCCGAGCATCACGGCGCCTCGAAGATCGGGTAACCCGCGATGTCGGCGCCGCACGAGCAGTACGTCGCGCCGAGCAGCAGCGCGCACCACGGGGCGTGGTTCGCGTCCGAGATCGACACGACGTCGAGCGCGAACGCCTTGCCCGTGTCGCCGCCGGCGCACAGGCTTTGCAGCTGCTCGATCTCGGACGGCCAGAACATCGCCTTGCGCGTGGTGCGCGTGTCGATGCTCTGCCCGAACGGGCCGACCTGCCGCTGGGTGACCGCGCCCGCTCCGGCCTCGTTCCAGCGCAGGATCGCCCCGCGCAGGATCGCCTTGACCGCCGCCAGCTTGGCCTCGCGCGTCACCTGGTCCTCGGGCGTTTCGCCGGCAGGGACCGTCGTGAGCGCGGACAGACAGGGGGCGACGAGGACAGCCATCGCCTCGGAATCGCTCACCATCGCCGCCGCCTTGGCCGCGTCGATGACCGCGAACGGTGCGAGGTCTTCCGCTGCGATGAACTGGCCCATCCTCGCCGCCCCCCTCTGCTACTCGGTGGCGCCGCTCGTGCGAGCGGCGTCGTCTGCCTCGAGGGCGGCGATCAGGTCCGCCTTCTTGCCCTCCGTGGAGAGCACGGCGTCCTCTTCGCGGCCCTCGTTGCGGGTCTCGATCTCGGCCTTGAGGTCCGCGACCTTGAGGCTCGAGTACGAGCCCTCGTCGGTCGGGCCGCCCTCCGGCTCCCACGAGGAGTCCATGACCTTGTCGTCGCGGACGTCCACGCGAGCGCCACTGACCTTGTGGATGTAGCGAGCCATCGGACTAGCCCCCTCAGACCAGGTCGTGGATCTTGGCGAAGGCGTTCAGGTCCGCGATGCCCCAGCCGTAGACGACCTCGGCGCGGAACGCGACCTGGTTGTTGCGCTTGAGGTCGCCGCCGCCGTCCGGGTCGCCGTAGCGGATGACCTCGAGGCCGATCGACTTCTGGACGCCCCAGCGGATCGCGTCGAAGTTGCCGACGAAGCCGAGGACGTTCGTGTTGACCGCGAGGACGCCCGTGCCGCGAACCGTGTTGGACACCGACGCGCGGTGGCCGTCGAGCTCGGAAGCCTCGGTGCCGAGACGGAAGTTCGGGTAGAGCTTCTGCTCGGAGCTGGTCCCGCGCATGCCGGAGAACTTCGACGCGTAGGTCGGGTCGAGGGCGATGTCGCGGGGGACGTACCCGTCAGCCAGCACCAGCGCGTCGGCGGCGTCGAGGCTCACGTATGGCTTGTCGGTCGCGACGTACTCGACGAGGTTCGTCGTGTCCGTGAGACCACCGTTCATGGCGGCCACGACAGCGCCGCCGGTCGGGTTGATCTCGTGGAACACGCCGAAGTCCAGGGCGCGCGAGAGCGCCGGCTGGATCAGGTCGAGGATCTCGTCGACGACCTCGAGGCGACGGTCCTCGTCCGCCCACAGGACCTCCTCGTTGAACCGGAGGGTCTTGTGGAACTTGAACGGCTTG